AGCATTTTGTAATGCCACTAATTCTTTAGGGTTTATTTTTCCTGATTGTATGTCAGCTTGAGTTTGCGGGTCTTGTAAATATAAGTTAATGGAACTAGCAAGGTTTTGAAACTTTGTCATTTTTTCACCTTTATATTGTCCAGTCTCATACACTAAAGCATCTTGATTATTAAATAATACTAAATCATCATCACTAAAAAACTCATTAAATTGTTCATTATACAAATCACTAAATATTTGTGCGTAGGTTTGAAATCTTCCTTTAATACCTGCAATAAATCCTGCTCTGCTTGGGTCTTCTAAAAAAGATTGCTCTAATTCATCAAGAGTTAATAATGCTCTGTCTGTTGTTTGTAGACCTGATAATAAATCTCTAAACGTTGTCATTCCTTTTGCATTTCTAAAATCATTAGGAGTTCCCGTTACAGATAAAGGAACTTCAACAATGTTTTCTGGATTAGTAATAAGCTGCATAATTGGAAGTCCATCCTCTCCAATTTGATTTGTTGGTCTATAGTATTGAGGAGCCGTGAGCCCTGTACCATCTTCTGTTATTGATTGTACAACAAAAGCATTAAAAGGGGTGCCTATCGAACCACTCTCATCCGTATAAGCAATCTGCACTGATTTTGGTTTAACACCATCAAGTTGGTATTCCATAAATTTACCTTGCGCTGCTTTCATAGAATCTTTGTATATAGCCATTAAATCTTTATTTTGTAACAAAACACTATCGTAGTTTTTACCAGCAATATCCATGAGAATAGCTCTGTTAGCATCGTCGATTGCTTTTCTGTCTAATGTATCTTGTGCATCACGTTGTAATTTTGCAGAAATTTTTGCAGCATTGTTTTGCTTTGCTTCGTTTGCTTGAGCCATTTTTATTTTTGATAAGTCACTTGCTAGTTGCGAACCTGCAGCAGAAAGAGAAGCACCTATTCTTCCACCCTCTGTTGGTCTCATTAAGCCAAAACCAAACTGTGCTAAAGATAGTTTTTTCTGTCCACTAAAATCGGTAGGTGAATACATAGCATCTATTTGCTCGTCTGTAAGAGACGGTGTTTTGTACTGCGGATCTTTTGGATCACGTAAGAAAGGAAGTAAATAACTTGCTGCATCTAACGGTATTAAATCTGGAGCTTCAGGAAAAAACTGACTTGACATTGTTTTTGGAAATTGTCCTGTGGTAGTTACTTCATCGACAGTTTCATCGAGGATGTCATCCATTCCTATTTGTTGATCTGGTCTTGTAACCATTTATTCTCCTATGTTGACATGGACCCTAGTCCAAAAGCTCCTGCTGGATTTTGATTGTTTAGTATACCGTACGTTCCAAGTCCTGCACCAATAGCTCCAAGTAAAGGATTGGTGTAAGCAGGTTCTTTAAACGTTGATGTTGCTTGATACGCAGGTATGCCCTGCATTAGATCAGAGAAGAACCCTAGTCGTTTAAGCGGTTCTTGTTGTGCTTCAACAGCTTGTCTAAACTTCTCATTTTCTATTTGTTGTGCCTGAGCTTGTTGTGCACCACCTAAACCAAATAACGAACCAAGACCTTGTTGTGCCATGCCAAATTGTTGTGCGCCGAGGCCCGCGGTCTGTGATCCAAAGCCCGCTTGAGTTTGTCCTAGTTGACCAAATACAGGAGCCGCTTGTAAACGTCTACCCGCAGCTGATTCATAGGTTCCAATAGCTTTGTCTTGAGCTTGTTGAAAGTTTTGTGCGAGATCTTGAAAAATTCTTCGTGACTTAATATCAAGAATATTTTTATCTAGTTCTGCCTCTTGAACCGCTTGACGCGATCCTCCAAAAGCTCCTACTTGTTGTGCTTGGTCTTCTAATTGATTTCGTTGTTTCGCTGCTTGTTCATCTATTTGTTTTAAAGCTTCTTTGGTTACATCTGTTTGATATGTATTAAAAAATTGTTGATAGTTACTAGCAGACGGATCATATTGTGATTGTGCCGCTTGTAATGATGGAATACCCATTGACGTCGTAGCCATGCCTTGTCCAACTGCTTGTTGTCCCGCTTTGAAGAAAGGATCAAAAGCCATGCCAGCTCCCGTTGTCTGACCTGTTGTAGGATCAATACCATATAACCCTGCAGTTCCTGCTATTGCCGCTGTTTGTAACGGCTTAAAACCAACTATCTCTTGTTTAGGAATACCACCTGGAAAAGGATCTTTTGTAACGTTAAATCCACCTTGTAATAAATCTCGTTGAAACTGTTCTATATACGCGGGTGGTTGTGAGAATCCGTACGAAACAGCCATTATATTATTCCTTTACCTTTTGAAGATTCAGGATCTAATTTATTCATCATGTTGTACATTGCTTTTGGACCGCCTGCATTGTCAACTGCTTTTGCTGTAAACACAAACTCACCATCACTTAACATTGCTGGGATCTTATCTTCTTTAGGACCACCAGGTCCATTTATCATTCCTAATTTTCTTGGAAAGAATGCTGTGATACCAGGATCATCTTCTATTTTATTCATCATTTGTTTATTTGACATGTCAGCAGATAAACCAGGAACTCCTGTTGTTTCTCCTCCCATTGCCATTGCAGGAATCATACCAGATATTTTATTGTTTGGATTAAAAGGCATTGGCCCTGAACCGCCCATGCCTCCCATTTTTAATTTAGCTATGCCTCCGTCTTTTATTCCTAATTCATTATTAAATGTGTTTTTAAGTGTGGATCCGTCGTTAGGATTAGGAGGTCGACCAGCGTATGGATAATTTGTAGCTTTTCCTGTTTCAGGATCATATTCTATAGGAACATATCCTGTAAACATATCTTTAGCGTAAGGGCTTCCACCAGTTTGACTGCCAATATAATCTGATACAAGATTGTATCTATTTTGTTGTTCTTCACGTAATCTTCTTATCTCTTCTGCTTCTTTTTCAAATTGATCTTTTGATAACTTAGCTGTAATGAGAGGTATCAAATCCTTAAGACCACCTGGCATTAATTTTCCAAGAAAGCCTCCCTCTCTACCTGTAATGGAGTCTAAGCCACCCTGTATTAATTTTCTATTTGTTATAGGATTAGCTTTTGAACCCAATAAAAAATCTGCAGCACTACCTAAAAAATTACCAGGTGTTGAACCAAATAATGAGGGTAAACCAAAAGCTGCTGCTCCTAGTGCTATCATTGGGTTATCTTGGGCAAAACTGCCTATATCTCTAAACCCTTTTCTTATTCTTCTTAAAACCGATTTGAACATGTACTCCTTAGCAATTCATGATATTGTTATAAAAGGCAAGGAGGCTGGCCTTGGATAAATAAGCCTATTTAATTCTATATTTATAGGCAAATATTTGCTATATGACAATAGATATTTATGAATAGAAAGGAATAGCATGGCAAAAAAAGAACAAGTATTGAAGTTTGATACTATAAGACCCTTTGGTCCTACCATTATGAGAGGCAAAATGCCTGATTTTATTACTAAAATGTTAGATGATAAAGCAACAGAAATGTTAACTGATGAAAAGTTATCAAAAGAGTTTGATCACTCTGGAAACTTAGCAGGTAATGTTAAACAAGAAGTTCGTTATCCTCAAGACTGGATGAACACTGAAGAGTTTATGCCGATGGTGCAATTAATTGGTGAAATGGTAAAAAATTATATCTCTATACCACCAGCAAGTGAAACAATTAAACCAGAGTTTGTTGGTAAGATGGTGATTGAATCAATGTGGTCCGTGAGCCAGTGGGCGGGAGACTTTAATCCTTTTCATATACACGAGGGTCAATTATCAGGTGTGTGTTATTTACGAGTACCAAAAAGTTTACCAGAAGAATATGCAAGAGAAGATCACTATCCAACAGTTGGTGATATATGTTGGTTCAATGGTCAAGCGGCTACCTTTAGTGGACACAAACATCAAGAGTCACCAAAAGTTGGTGATATATTTTTGTTTCCCAATTGGTTAGCACACGGCGTCTATCCATTTAGAACACCAAATGAAGAGAGAAGATCGGTATCTTTTAACTTACATTTAATTAAAAAGGACGAACCAGTACCTCTAGAAAACTAATGAGACATAATAAAAACACAGAATTTGTTATGTATGTAGATAATTTTTTAGATGAGGCTACACTTAAATCACTTCAAGAAAATATTGTAAATCTACCTTACGATGTTGTTAAAAATGATGGCGGAAAAATTTATGGGCATAGACACACTTTTCCTAAAAGTTTTCATGATGATCCTCTACTTAAATTAATTAAACAATATTTTTTCCCTAATAGAAATCTTGAACCTATATCGGTTAGCGCACATTTAAGAGTCAATAAAAAAGAACCTTTATTTCATAAAGACGATGACAAAGAAAATGTTGCTAATTTTCTTTTTTTTGTAAAAGGGGAGCCTCTTTTAAATAACGGCACGGGGTTTTTACACAATAATGAACTATCTTCTCATGTAGGTTTTGTAGAAAACAGAGCTTTATTTTTTAATGGAAGTAAAATTTGGCACAGTGATTTACAATCTTTTGGAGAAAGTTCTGCAAGATTCACCCTTAATATTTTTTATAAAGAACACGATACTAAATGGTAACTCAAGATATTTTTTATCAACACATTTTTTCAAAATGTTTTTTAGATTTTGATAAAAGTTATTTGAATCAATTACAAGCTTCTATAGAATTAATAAGAAGAGGAGATATAAATGGCAGAGCAATATCTAATTTAGAGTTTGGATGGCAATCAGACGGTCTTCCACAAAATGGTCCTTTTGAAATTTTGACTCAACAGATTACAAAAAAAGCTTTTAAATTTTGTAAAAGTTTAAAAAACTTTAATTTTTCTAAAGTTGAATTGGGGTTTATGTGGGCTAATATAAATTATGAAGGAGATATAAATAAACCACATAATCACACCAATGATTTAGCAGGAGTTTTTTACGTGGATGTGCACGAAAATTGTGGAAATCTAGTTCTCGATTCATTTTCTTACAATCAACATAGTAAGTTATCAACTTATCTATATCATAAAAACGTAGTAGAAATAAAACCACAAAACAATTTATTAGTGTTATTTGATTCAAATTGTTATCATTGGGTTACAAAAAATAAATCAAAAAAACCAAGAATAAGCATTAGCTTTAACATCGATATACATGATTGATATTAAAAAAATTCCAATGGTCCGTGTGACGTGGTTAGATGCTCGTGATACAGAGACAGGTTGGCTTGACATAAAAGAAGTAATGGATGCTCCGTTAGCCGTGTGCCAAGAAGTGGGGTGGATGGTTCATAACGGCTCTGAGAAAATAATTATTATGCGATCCTACAGTAAAGACAAAGATGAAGTATCTGGCGGCGGTGCTATCGCTATACCAAAAGGATGGATAAAGAAAATAGAATATTTAACAGTGAGCTATAGTGACACATAAAATATTTATAGGTACACCTTGTTATGGTGGCATGATTACAGCTGATTATTTTAAAAGCGTTTTACAACTAACAGCGTTAGCAGCTACTAAAAAAATAGAATTACAATTTGGCACTATAGGTAACGAATCATTAATTACGAGAGCTCGTAATACCTTGGTTCAATTATTTATGGATGAAGAACAATACACTCATCTTTTATTTATTGATGCTGATATTGCTTTTAATCCTGAGTCTGTCTTTCGTATGTTAGATTTGGATGAGGATGTAGTGACAGGCGTGTATCCTCGTAAAACAATTGACTGGAGAAAAGTTAAAAGTAGAGCACAAGAAAATCCAAACATATCAGAAGATGAATTACATGCAGCTTCATTGCAATACAATTTAAATGTTAAAGACCCTAAAAAAGTTTTATCTAAAAAAGGTTTTATTGAAGTATTAGATGGCGCTACAGGCTTTATGTTAATAAAAAGAAACGTTTTTAAAAAAATGGCTTTAGCTTACCCTGAGTTAAAATTTATACCAGATCAACACATTGGTGCTCCACATGACAAAACCTTTAGTTATCACGACACATCAAAGTGGAATTATACTTTTTTTGACACGATGATAGAGCCAGATACCAAAAGATATTTATCTGAAGATTATGCATTTTGTCGTTTATGGCAGAAAATAGGTGGTAAAATATATGCAGATATTGTGAGTGGTATGACTCATTACGGTAATTACTCGTTTAAAGGCAACGTGGGTACTCAATTCTTGCCACAAAACAATAAATAATTTAGTATACTCCGACATGAAATTAGTAGATTTAAAATTCCAACCAGGCATTGACAAACAAGATACCGCTTACTCAGCAGGTGATCAAAGAAAATATACAGATTCAGATTTTGTGCGTTTTCACTACGGAAAACCTGAAAGATGGGGTGGATGGTCTTACTTACCTAATCCAAATAAAACTATCGTGGGCGTGGTCCGTGATACGCATTCGTGGATTGGTCTAGATGGCACCAGGTATCTTGCTTTAGGTACAGATAGAAAACTTTATCTTTTTTCAGAAAGTAAGTTGTATGACATTACTCCAATAAGAGAAACAGCATCTCTTACAAATCCTTTTACAACCAACGGCACGACGACAGTTACTGTGACAGACGCAGATCATGGAGCTGCTGAAGGAGACTTTGTAACTTTTGATTCTTTTTCTACGATTGATGGTTTAGATATGAATAACGAGTTTGAAGTAACAACCAAGGTAGATGCTAATACATATAAAGTTACACATACAAGCACGGCTTCTGGCTCTACATCAGGAGGTGGTGGCTCAGGTAATGCTAATTATCAAATTACAACTGGACCTGCTACATCCACATTTGGTTATGGATGGGGCACAGAAACATGGGGAGCAAGCACCTGGGATACTCCTAGATCTTCATCTAATGCTGTAATTGCAGCAAGAAATTGGTCCTTAGATAATTTTGGTGAAGATTTAATAGCCACTGCTTTAGATGGTGGCACATTTATTAAAGATATTTCTGGATCTATTGATGCAAGAGCAACAGCTTTATCTAATGCTCCAACAGCTTCCAGATTTAGTTTGGTATCTACTGATACAAGACATTTGCTTATATTTGGCACGGAAACAACTATTGGTACAACCTCAACGCAAGATGATTTATTGTTTCGTTTTTCTGATCGAGAAGACGCTACAGATTACACACCAGTTGCAACTAATGAAGCGGGTTCACTTCGTATATCGGATGGTTCTAGAATAGTAGGTGCTGTTAAATCATCAGGTCAAATACTTGTGTGGACGGATACATCACTTCACGGTATTCAATTTGTTGGTACACCTTTTACTTTTGGTCTTAGACAACTTGGTGCAAACTGTGGTTTGATAGCACAACACGCAGCAATAGAAGTCAATGGTAGAGCATATTGGATGTCAGATGATGCATTTTATATGTATGATGGTGTTGTCAAAAAAATGCCATGTTCCGTGCAAGATTTTGTTTTTGATGATTTAAGTTATACTAACAAAAATGATATTGCGGTGGGACTTAACACAGGATTTAATGAAATTATTTGGTATTATCCATCAGCAGATGCAACTCAAATTGATAGAGGTGTTGCTTACAATTATCTAGAAAATACGTGGTACACAATCAGTCTTGGAAGAACTACGTGGCTTGGCGCTTATGTATATGAATTACCAATTGCTACTGAATACAGTGCTAGCACGACAGCCAATGTATCAACCATATTGGGATTAACAGCAGGCGCATCTTTTATTTATGAACAAGAAACGGGTAACAATCAAGCAGACGGGACGGCTATTTCAGCCTTTTTACAAACAGGTTCCGTAGAGATTGCCGACGGCGATGCTCTCATGTCGGTTAGTAAGTTGGTGCCAGATTTTGATAATTTAGCAAACAACATGACAGCCACGCTTACTTTAGAACAATATCCTCAATCTTCATCAAACGTGACCACAACAGGAACTATTTCTAGCACAACAGAGAAAATTGATGTAAGAGGTAGAGGTAGAGCAGTAAAAATTAAATATGAAACAAATACTGTAAATGATACACCTTGGAGATTAGGTTCAACTAAACTTCAACTTAGACCAGACGGAAGAAGATAATGGCTAAAATTACTATAACCCGATTACCAAATGCTACACCAGAATATGATGCTAGTCAATTTGATCAAATGGTAAGTTTATTAGATCAAATAATTCTTTTATTAAA